ACGATATATCGTGCGAGTGGTTTCGTGCTGACTCAAATTAAGAAGAACACCTCGATGCTGCGCATGCCTGACGGTTCGATCATTGCAAAGAAAACTCTGGACAACGGTGCCGTTTACATGGCGAACATCTGGAAGCAAAGAGGGGCAAAGGCACTTGAGGGATATCAGCTCAGATACATTCGGTTCCTTGATCCTGAGTGGGTTGACAGGCTTGCCGCTCCGGCCATACCATTCTCGAAGATCAAAGAAGTCGGCGCAGGGATGATTAGAGGCGTGCGAAGTGATACGAGTGACACATTGGACGACCAGTCCAAAGAGGGCGGTGCAACTCCGACCCGCACGCTTTTGCCCTGATCAGCTAATATCCTGACTGCATCTCGACTGGTGCGCCATGGAGTAAGCCGATATGATCAAAGTGACGAACACACCAGAAAACACGGAGAACCTGCCCGAGTGGGCTGGGGGTAAAGGGGGCGAACCAGACCGGTCCTCTCTTGCGTTGATCAAGCAAGCCGTGACGAACAACTGGTCGATCCCTGACGCTTGGAAGAATGCACTCCCGACGCTCTGCGCGAAGATCGCGACAGACGAGTCGAAGGGGGACCGCGAGCGTCTCAGAGCCATCGAGATCCTCAGAGCGATGCAACGCGACAACCTCGACGCGGCGCAGGTGCTTGATCGTGTCGAGCGGCTTGAGTCTGGACAGGCGACCGAGCGCATCGAGTTGGCACCAATCTCATGGAACCCGAAGAAGTAGACCTCGACATCTATCGAGTCGCGGCAGACTGGTCTCGCTCGCGTCGCTCGAAGTTCCCCAAGTGGGAGATCGCCGAGATCATCAACGAGGCATGGGTGCAGCTCAAGGGTATCATGCACCGGCATGATCCCGACCGGGGTTCGATCTACAGCTTCGCCAAGTCGAGTCTCTGGTGTCCGATGTCGAGAGCCTACTGCAAAGCGCACGAGATCCGAATCCATCAGCGCAAGGGGCAAGAGCATCAGCGGGAATACTTCAACCCGTTCACCCATGTCGAAGACCTTGACCAGTTCGTCGCACCCAAGCCAGCAGAGAACCCGGAGATCCCCATCATCTTCAATCCGAAGATCCGCACGACCCTCGACCTCCTCGCCAGAGGACTCACGCAGCGACAAGTCGCAGACGCTTGCGGTGTCACCGAGGGAGCGATCTCGAAGAGGCTCGTGACGCTGCGGAGGCTCCTCTGATGCAGCAGCTCGAACTCCCTCCGCCCTACAAGAAGCAGCACGACGCGATCTGCGACCCTCGTCGCATCGTGATCATCGAGGCCAGCACCAAGAGCGGGAAGACCGCAGGGTGCCTCGTGTGGCTTCTCCAGAAGGCATGGAACGAGGGCGGACTCGGCTGCGCGTTCTGGTGGGTGGCTCCGGTGTACAGCCAAGCCAAGGCGATCGGCTTCGCCCGGATGAAGCAGATGCTCACGCAGGCCGACCCGCACAAGAAGATCTGGCACTCCAACGAGTCAGAGCTTTGGGTCGAGCTTTGGAACGGGTCGCGCATCTGGTTCAAGGGTGCCGATAACCACGACAGCCTGTACGGCGAGGACGTTCATGCCGCAGTCATCGACGAGGCGACACGATGCCGGGAGGACGCATGGATCGCAGTGCGCTCGACCCTGACCGCGACGCAGGGACCGATCAGGATCATCGGCAACGTCAAGGGCCGACAGAACTGGGTCTACAAGCTCGCACGTCTCGCCGAGGGTGGTGAGGACTCGATGGCGTATCACAAGCTCACCGCCTACGACGCAGTCGATGCCGGTGTCCTGCCTCTCGAAGAGGTCGAGTCCGCCAAGCGAATCCTCCCGGAGCATGTCTTCCGTGAGTTGTATCTGGCAGAACCGTCGGATGATGGGGCCAACCCGTTCGGCATCGAGTCAATCCGCAACTGCCTCGCGCCGCTCTCGGATGCTGCTCCAATCTGCTACGGTGTGGACCTTGCCAAGTCCGTGGACTACACAGTTGTCATCGGTCTGGACGATGAAGGAAGGGTGGCGACGTGCGAGAGATGGCACGGCGTAGATTGGAAGACCACTGTCCAGCGAATTGAAGAACTCGTCGGTGATGCCTTTGCTCTCGTTGATTCGACGGGCTTGGGTGATCCTGTCGTTGAACAACTCCAGAGCAAGTGCCTCCAGATCGAGGGCTTCAAGTTCTCAAGCAACAGCAAGCAGCAGCTCATGGAAGGACTCGCGCAAGCCATCTCGACGCAAGACGTGCGGTTCCCAGATGGGTGGCTCCGCACCGAACTCGATATCTTCGAGTTCCAACACACGCGCACCGGGGTCAAGTATTCGGCTCCGGTCGGATCGCATGACGATGGCGTGTGCGCTCTCGCTCTGGCGGTCAGAGCGTTGAAACAGACCACGACGAAAGCCTTCGACTTCAGGATCTTCTAAATGCTCGACCGCATCAAGAGACTCTTCGACACCTCCAAGTACAACGCCGGTTCCGTTCGCATGTTCGACGGGAGTGGTCCGAAGGGTTCAGCCTATGCGCCCTTCAACTACACCAGCGCAGTCAAGTCACTGCACTCGTGGATCTACGCAGCGACGTGGATCAACGCGAGCGCAGTGGCTGCGACTCCTCTGCGATTGTACGCCCGGAACAGATCAGAGACGAAGGGCATGTGGCGTACGCGGGAAGTCTCGCATCAGCGCAAGTCGTTCCTCATGGGCGACGGTGCTGGTGATCAGCGACCGAGCAGCGCAGTCCTGACCAAGGTCATGGACCTCGGCGAGGACATGGTCGAGGTGACTGAGATGCACCCGGTCATCGAGGTGCTGCGCAAAGCGAACGGAGTCTACAACGGTTTCGACCTGACTCTCTTGCGCACCATGTACCAAGAGCTGACAGGGAACGCCTACTTGCACCCGGTCTTCGACGCGGCGCTCGGTGTGCCGACTGAACTCTGGCCGATGCCATCGCAGTGGGTGACGGTGATCCCGAGCCGCGAGAGCTTCATCGAGGGGTACGTGTACGGGTCACCAGATCAGGAGCAGCTCCGATTTGAGCGCGATGAGGTCATCCACTTCCGCAGGCCGAACCCGAATAACATGTACTACGGTCTCGGAAAGGTCGAGGCGGCATACGGTGCAGTGAAGGCGAACCAAGCAGTCCACGAGATGGATCTGGCTGTCTTCGAGAATCATGCGCGGCCAGACTACGCGGTGGTCGTGAACGGTCCAGCCCGACGCAGTGACCTCGACATCTTCGAGCAGCATGTCGGCGATCGTCTTCGAGGTACGCGCAAGTCGGGCCAGTTCCTCGCGGTCTCTGGCGATGTCAGCTTCCAGCCTCTCAACTTCCCACCGAAGGATCTGAGCGGTCGCGAGGAGATCGTCGAAGAGATCGCGGCGGTCTTCGGTGTCCCGGTGTCGATGCTCAAGGCGAACGACCCAAACCTCGCAAGCGCGAGAGCAGGGTTCGCGCAGTGGAGAGAGTCCACGATCCTGCCGCTTCTCCGAATGGACGAGGACGTTCTGAATCAGGTCTTGCTCCCTCTGTTCGGAATTGAGGACGATGCCGTTCTCGCATACGACAACCCTGTACCCGGCGACAAGGCGTTCGACTTGCAGCAACGACAGACCGCTGTCGCTGGTGGCTGGATGACTCTGAACGAGGCAAGGAAGGAGCAGGGCATGGAGGCGGATGACAACCCTCTCGCCGACCAGCTCCTCTTCAACGGCCAGCCCCTCGGTGCTGCCGCTGCCGATCCGTTCGGCCTTGCGTCGATCGAAGAGCCGAAAGAGGTCGAGCCGGTCGAGGTCGAGGATCAGGCTATCGACTACGAGGAACAGGGATACGAGTACGAAGACGAGGAAGAGGACAAGTCCGTCAACGTCTCCGAGCTGAAGGGCTTGCTCACGCAGGTCGCCGAAGCCAGCCTCGCGCCTCATGCCGCGATGACCATCGCCAAGCGCATGGGAATCCCGAGCGACGAGGCCGAGGAGATGGTGATGGCGCAGGTCGTTCTCGCTCAGAACGCTCTCAGGCGCAAAGTGTACGACACGACTCAGATGGACATCTTCGCAACGAAGGAAGAAGCTCTTGCTCGTGCGCGTGAGATCGGATGCGAGGGATATCATGAGCATGTCGGCGAGAACGGTGAGACGCTGTTCATGCCATGCGGCGAGATGACCGACTACACTGAAGCCACTGGTCTGGAACACGCGAAGTCGATCGAAGGCATCGACACGCAACCGACCGAGCAGATGGCAGAGCTTGCCGAGCGTGGTCTCGGCTTGCGCAAGGAGTTCGGGCGAGGCGGGACAGCGGTGGGCGTGTCTCGCGCTCGCGACATCAAGAACCGGGAGAACCTCAGCGAGGAGACGATCAGAAGGATGAACTCATTCTTCGAGCGTCATCGCGTTGACCTTGATGCACCAGCGGCGCGTCGAGATCACGAGGGCTACCCGTCCGCAGGCGTGATCGCTTGGTTGCTTTGGGGTGGCGATCCGCACGACTCCAAGGGTGCCGGGGCTGCGTGGGCGAAGCGCAAGATCGAAGAGATTGACAGCGCAAGCGAGAAGAAGGCCGAGGGGGATCGCGTCAGCGCGACACCAGCCAAGCCGAGCGAGCGCGTCGAAGGCTCTGACGAGAACAAGCCCGGAAGCGCGTCCGGATCTCGCGGCGGCATCGAGATCTCGGAAGAGCAAGAGAAGGGTCTGAAGAACAAGGTCGAGGAACACAACGAGAAGCACGGCGACGAGAAGGGCAAGAAGGTCGATCTCGGGATGCTGAAGGCCGTGTACCGCAGAGGCGCGGGAGCCTTCTCGACAAGCCACCGACCCGGCATGACGCGCCAGCAGTGGTCTATGGCTCGCGTGAATGCCTTCCTATATCTTGTCCGCAACGGCAGACCCGAGGACGCGAAGTACGTCACCGACAACGACCTGCTCCCGAAGGGACACCCGAAGAAGGACTGATGTGCGAAACCTGCAACAACAAAGCGATCACAGTGACGCAGTCCTTCCTCGACTGCGTGGCTCCGATCATGCACACCAAGTCGGCGACACCTGACCCGACCATCGTGACCAGTCCGCAGGCGTTCGGTCGCTTTCGCAACGAGTACGACCGATGGCTTCGCGGCATCCTGACCGACTCTCTCAGCAACCTGACCGGGGCGGCTCTGGTCAGCACGCAGGCCGCTGTCGCGCAGATCGAGTTGAACATCCAGCAGAACGCCCGGATCATCCCGCCGGGGATCGAGGAGTATCTGAAGCGCGTCGCGACTCTCGGGGTGCGCATGGGTCTGGGAGCGATCGCCGCAGCACTTGACCCGGCTGTCCGGGTCGATGCGGTCAACCGTCAGATCGGCGAGCAGATGGTGAGGCTGACCAAGCAGGGGCAGATCACCAGCCAGCACGCACTTCGCGAGATCGTCGGCGATGGTCTTGAGACTGGTGAGTCGATCAACGACCTGACCAAGCGCGTCCAGAACTACTTCGAGAAGGATGGACCCGGCGATCGTGCGGTCAAGTGGAGGGCCGAGCGCATCGCAAGAACTGAGGCGAGTCGATCGTTGAATCAGGGGCAGGTCACTGCGTGGAAAGAGTCAGGCGTGACCCGAATGCGTTGGCTTATTGCTCCGCAGCCTTGCCAGTTCTGCGAGGCTGTCTCTCAGAAGATGCAGTCGATCGACGTGCCGTTCTACAATCAAGGCGACAGCATTGCCGGGACGAAAGGCGGCACGATGAAGTTCGACTATGATGCCGTCACCAGTCCACCGCTCCATCCGAACTGCCGCTGCACCCTGTTGCCCGACGTACCCTGACCCGCTCCGCTGTTCAAGGCAGCACCCGGAAGCCGATGAAA